TGCTTGGGCAAAAATACTCCCTTTACTTGAGGAGAAACTTCAGACAGAACTCAAGTTTAAAAAAGAATCCTAATGGATTTTGATTCTGATATAGAACCAACTTTGAACGATTTTCAAAAATTATTTGAAGTTGGTCTATATAAAGATAGACCAGCATGTAGAATAATTCCATTTGATATGGATATTAGTCCATTGATTATTGCTGGTATGATGACAGCAATGCTTGATGCTACTATTGAATCTATTGAAGAAAACAAACAAATAGACTTTGAGGCTTCTATCTTGAATGTATTCGAGGATATGGTTAAAAGTAGATTTGAATATATCAACAAATATAAATTAGACAAAGATGAGTCTTGAAATAGACTCAGGATTATAGTATTATAAAAGGATGAATAAAAATTTGCCTTTGGATAACCAACTGTTTGAAAAGCTGGTTATCTATAATGCTCTCATGGATGTTTCTTATCTAGAAAGCATCATAGAGTATGCAAAACCATCATATTTTAGTAATAAAGATATCAGAACAGTATTTGAATCATTATTTCAATATTATTCTACATTTGGAAAAGTTCCCAATGTTACAGAACTTAAGGTTCATATAGTTGAACCTGAAAGAAGAGATGCTCTTAGAAATGTTGCCTTGAGTTTTTCTGAAATTGATAAATCATATGACAAAGATGTTTTATTAAAAAATACAGAACGCTTTCTTAAAGAAAAAGCAGTCCTTAATACTGTTGTTAAAACCTCTGTAGATGTAAATTCTGGAGACATTAATTCATCAAAAATTCTTGAAGATTTCGAGAAAGCTTGCAACATTTCACTCGTTGAAAATATTGGATTCGATTACCTAGAAGGTATCGATGAACACTGTAAAGAGCTTCTAAAAACCTCAAAAACAATATCTACTGGATGGAAATGGTTAGATGATAGAATCGGTGGTGGATTTCTTGCAGATGGCAGAGCTTTGTATGTTTTCTACGGAGTTACAAATGTTGGTAAATCTATCTTTCTTGGTAATATTGCTGCAAATATCATCAATCAAAATAAGACAGTTGTCTTAATTTCTTTGGAGATGTCAGAACAAATTTATGCAAAAAGAATGAGTTCTAATCTTTCTAGGATTGCATATAATGATCTTCCTCAAAACATCGATCCCCTTAAAAAGGAACTCAATCAATACAAGGTTGCTCATAGGGATGCAAAATTGATCATTAAAGAATTCCCTCCACAAACAGTAACTCCTCTTCATATCAAAACATATATCGATAAATTGGTTAAAAAAGGTATTAAACCTGATGCAATCGTTATTGACTATATCAATCTCATTGCACCTCCAGAAAAGGGTATGAACTCTTATGAATCAATTAAAAAGATTACAGAATTCGTAAGAGCAATGTCGTATTGGTTTGAGTGTCCCGTCATTTCTGCCACACAAACCAATAGAACTGCCTATGGCGAAGCTAATCCGGGTTTGGAGACCATGAGTGAGTCTATGGGTCTTGCAATGACTGCTGATGCACAATTTTCAATTTGGTCGGAAGATGGTGATGTTGAACTAGGAATTATCCATATGGGGATTACTAAAAATCGTTTTGGTAGAGTTCGTGAACATACTGTTCTTGAAATCGATTATCCCACTTTGACACTTAAAGATCCTAGTGACATTTCTAAAACTTTTGCATCAACCAAAAAGGTAATTCCCGGTTCTATAGTCAATAATATTAATAGCATTGCAGATACACTTGACATTATTGAAAACTTAGATGAAGGTGACAATTAACGATATTAGTGTAAATAATAAACCATATGGCAAAATGTCATCACATCTTTTCACACAATGATCTTGATGGGGCTGTTAGTGTTTTAGCATATATTTGGAGTAAACCCAAAGAAGATACTGTACATTACACTCCTGTCTCTAATATGGAGATAGGAAAGTTAAAAAGAAGAATTGCTGAAATTCACAATCCTTCTGAAATATTCATCTTAGATATGGGTTTAAGAGAAGAATTTCTTCCAGAACTAGATCAACCACATATTACTTTTATAGATCACCACAAGTCATCTGAAGAGTATGTAAGCAAGTTTAAGAAAGCAAAAATTCTATATAAAGAATATTCTTCAAATGCTCTTTTGACCTATAAATTGTTCAAAGATAGCATAAAAGCAACAGAAGCACAGAAGATGCTTGTTGCAGTTGCCGATGACTTTGATTCTAATAAAAGAAAAATTTCAGAGTCATATGACCTCAACATTTTATTCTTCAATGAATATAAGAATAGGTTCTCAGATTTCATAAAAGACTACTATAATGGCTTCAAACCATTCACAGAACAACAGAAGAAAGCAATAGCCTTCATTAAGAAGGAAGGAGCAATAGAAGCATCAAAGGCTCCTGTTTATTTTGGTCAAATCACAATAGGAGGCAAAGTCAAAAAGACATGTGCTGCCATGATAGATAGGATCATTCCAGAAGTAATGGAAGTCCTTATCAATAAACATAAACCAGATTTATTTTTCTTCATAAACATAAAGAATGAAAAAGTTTCCATAAGACAATGCAGTGACGAAAACCCCATAGATTGTGGGGCTTTTGCTAAAAAGATATGTAATGGAGGTGGTCATAGCAATGCAGCCGCAGGAGTCATAACACCTCTGTTTATGGAAGTCACAAAGAATTTAAAACCACTATGATCATCACCTCTAGCCAACAAATAAACGAAGTCATAAACCCATCCAATGTGTTTGATATGTCCGAATTTGAAGAAATTACTCTTAAATTAGGATCATTTGTCTGTATAGCAAAGAAAAAGAAATTCAACTTTCTCAACTTTCTAAAGCTGGTAATCGAAGACAAAAAAACCCAAAAGATTTATTTTGACTTATTGGGGGAAAATAACCTACAATACATAATAAGAGCATATCTAAGCAGCACACCCAATATCTACAAGAAAATCTTCAGATCAAAACATAACAAGAAAACAACTTGAGCAATCTAAATCAAACAGAAAAAAACATCTATAATTGCTATCTTAAGCATTATAGGAATGGACAACCTTTCCAGCCTAGAAAGGACTTTTCTGACATAGATTCTTCCACTATTGTAGCACTTAAGAGACTCTCTGCTTTTTTTGGTAAATTCACTCACATAACCTATGATGATTTTTTTGGAGCACCTAGAATACTCCATCCTGATGAGAAGTGTCCTCATATTTCTTTCTTCATAACAAGACCTGCAATCAAGACATATTCATTGGCTATGAAGAAAAAGGAAGATGAATCTCCAGAAAAACAAATAGAGAAAATCAGAGAAAGTTTTCATTTCATTGCTCTGTTCTGTTTAAAGAATAGAATACAGTTGAACCAATACATCAAACACAAAACACACAGTATGCCTACATGGATGCAACATTATAGAGAACATCATGTTAATCCTTATGCACTACTAGGATTAAGCGATTTTAATAACTATGGTATGCTTGAAGAAGATCAGATAAAACTTTGGTCTGGAGACTTTTTTGAAAAAATTAATACTTATAAAACCCGTCTTTTCTCTAGCGACAAGACAAAAACCTTTGTAAATCAAGCAATTAAAAAAGTTGAAGATTTTTTAAAAAAAGATTTGCAATCTAACCAATAATACCTTAATATATACGAATTATGAAATACACAAACAACCTGTTCGAGTCCATCAAGGAAGCCCTCAATAAGAAGTCTTCTTCCGATAATGCAAACTACCGTGATTTCCTCAAGATGGAAATCGGAAACACATATGTAGTCCGTTTGGTTCCTAATCTCTCAAATCCTGAGCGCACTATCTATCACTATTTCAATCACACTTGGAAGAGCGTGATCACCAATACTTGGGTTTCTACCCTTTGCCCTAACACTTATGGTGAGGGTTGCCCTATTGATGAGTATCGTTCCAAGGTTTATAATTCCAAGGATGAAGCTGCTATTGAGAAGATTAAGCCTCTTCGTCGTAACGAGAACTGGCTCGTTAACTGCTATGTAGTTAAGGATCCTACCAACCCCGATAATCAGGGTCAGGTCAAGGTTCTCCGCTTTGGTAAGCAGCTTTTTAAGATCATCAATGAGGCTATCAGTGGTGATGATGCTGATGAGTTTGGCTCTAAGATCTTTGATCTTTCCGACAAGGGTTGCAATCTTCGAATCAAGGTTGAGCAGAATGAGGGTGGATATCCTACCTATGTAGCATCCAAGTTTATGTCACCTTCCCCTCTTGAGGGTGTCCAGAATGTAGAAGAAGTTTATACCCTCGCAAAGGATCTGGATACAGTCTATGAGCACAAGACCAAGGAGGACATCAGTGCTCTTCTTAAGACTCACTTCCTTGGTGAGGAGGTTGAGGAGACTACTACATCATCCCATGATGATGAAGATGAGGTCTTCACTCCTACTCCAGTAGCTAAGGCTGTTGTTTCCGATGAGGAAGAGCTTGCCGAGGCAAAGGCACAGGATGCTGCTATCCAAGATATTCTCAAGGATCTATAATTTCTTTATGCAAAGAGAAGAAGCATTAGAAGTTGCAATGCTTGCAAAGGAGGTTGGTTCACACTTAGTAGGTGTGGACCAACTTACTGTTGAGAGATCTAATAGTGGTGGTTTTGCAAATAAAATTAATATGCAAAATTTTATTGCCCCACTATTGGGAAAACAAACAAGAAATCAGAATACTGAACAAGTAACTGATCCTAGAATTGAAATGGCATATAAAGGATTAAATGAACTTGCTTTACAGTCAATTCCTGATGTTGGAATGGGTTCTATTCCTAATGATGTAAATTCACTTCCATCGATACCAGCACTTCAAATTCCTCAACAGAATTTTGTTCAACAACAACCACAGGTTAAAACAAGAGAACAATTGGTTGAAACTTTGCTTACTCGTAGCGATATTGATAGTATTAGGAATTCTCTGAAAGGTATTGACAAATCACTAGCTGCTCTGCTAAACTATATGAAGAATAGCAAGAAGTGAAATGAGTGAAATTATACCAATCAAAAAGGAATTCTTAGAGAAGATTCTAAAACCAGTTAATAG